AAGATGTCATCAGTGAGTTCAGACGAAATCAAGCTGGCGCCGCTAGCAACATGCGAGGCATTGAGGATCGTTTGGCTAATAGAATATTGCCTGGTCAAGGTGAGGGATCTGGTCTTTCTCTTTTATCTGAGTCGCAGAAACGATTGGAACCATTTGGAGTTGGTCAACGGAGCACGTTAGGGTTGGTTGACACCGGAGAGACGAATGCTCAAGGACTTCCAATATTTAGACTTCCGTCTGCGAATGTGTAGGAAACGTCATGGGTTCAATTATTGTTGAGACCTCACAGGGTCAAGTTCAAGTTGACATCGCCGGAGACACTCCTACCGCCGAGGAACAACAAGCGATTTTAAATCAGTTTGGTGGAGGAGGCGGAAGTCAGCCTACTCAAACTCAAATTGACTACGCCACCGCATCATTAGATGAAATTCGTGATTACTCGCGCCAGCGCAGACTTGCAGGCTTTGATCCTGTTACTGGAGCGCAACTTACTGAAGATGAATTTATTAGCAAATACAAAGAACCTGGTGTGGACTACCGCACCGGCTTGGATAGTGTCGGCGGCTTCTCTCGATTCCAGTTTGGCCGCATGGATACCGGCGAAGAAAAGTCCAACTATCTTCGCACGGTGGTTGGCGACGGCGGTTATCGTGTTGATGCGCTTGGGCGGCACATTCTTACACAGGAAGGTCGCACTAAACTTGGTTTAGGTGAGGGCCGTGAGCTTGCGATTGATGAAGAAGGTTTCTCGTTCAACGATGTCAAAGAGTTTGCTGGCGCCACTGCACTGCCAATAATTGCTGGCACTGGAGCCGCGATTGCTGCTTCTGGTGTAGGTTTTGTACCAGGCATGTTGATCGTAGGCGCCGCTACGGCTGGGGGCAAATTACTTGATGAAGGGATTGAAGCTGCCGAAGGATTGCAAATGCAGTCCGCTGGTGAGATTGCGCGTGATGCCGCATATGAGGGCACCTTTGGCCTGTTGGGGGAGGGCATTGGTCGAGGCATTTCAAAGCTGTTTGGTCGTATCATTAAAGGCCCAGGCGGCGAGGCCAATGAAGCCTTACGCGCACAGGCTCGTGAAATAATCAATCAAGGCTATCGTCCTACGGTTGCTGGCGCCACGAGTGAAAGTTTTCGTCCTATTCTTAACCGCCTTCAAGCGGTGTATGAAGGCGTCTTTCCAAATCAAAAAGCAGCGACAGACAACCTTAATCAAGTAATCTCTGACTTGCGTGCTTTTGGAGTCGTTGATGACACACAGATTAACAACCTTGACGAGATCATCAAACGCGACATTGATAACTTTTATTCTACGGCTGATCAAAAGCTAGCCAATGCTCAAATGCGGATGGATGATGCCGTCAAAGGCGAGATTGATCAGATCATGCGTAATCTAAAGGATGGCAAGACCATCCCCAGAGATCTGGATGAAATGATCCGGCGTCGTAAAGCTGTGTTTGATGAGGATGTTGACCGTCTTTACACCGTCGTGACGGAAAAACTACGCGGTCAAAAGATAATCCCCACTGCTGGTATAAAAGCAGAGTTAAAAAGGTTGAATCAAGAAAGCATTGCAGATATTGGCGCCACTAAATTTGCTTCACAGGTAGAAGAACTTGGAGATTTCGCCACTGCACAAGAGATTTCTAGAATTAGAACTGGTTTAACGGATGCATCACGCAACCCAGCTCTCCTTAATGATGTTAATGTAGGCGCTCTTGGTGCGTTGAAAGCATCTGTGAATCAGGCTTTTGATGAAGCTGAGATTGGACTCGCAATCACAAAGGGTCGAATGAATGCTGGTGAGGCAGGATTCAAAGAACTTGGCGAGGCTTTAAATCTTTTGGGTAGAACCAACAGGTTCTATCGAAATGGTGTCGGGCGGTTTGACAACATCGTTGTTCAAGACATTGTCAAACAAGCGCAAAGCGGCCAAATGAACATGCGGTTCATCTTTGACAAGATTATACAAGAGGACAATCCAGAGGCTTTTGATCAGCTTATGAAAGCCATTCGTGGCGTTCCGACTGGTCGAGCGTTGGGGGCAAAGACAGGAATTGTAGATCTTGATGAAGGCACTCGTATTCTAAAGACTCGTAAGATCGGCAACAGAACCGTCGAACAAGCCTTGAACGACGTACAAAAGCTACCGCCGGATGATCTAACTCGCAGACGAGTTGAAAAAATTGCAAGAGATCTGGAGGCGGAGGCCGCTGAACGTGCCACAATCCGTGGCACAGGGGCCGAACAGGCCGAGACTGTGCGTCAGGGTCTGTCTCGGATGTACATTCAAGAACAGGTTAAGCGTTCCTTGGTCATTGATCCAGCAACGGGGCAACAAGTTATTGACCCTATTAAGCTGGTTGCCAACATTCGACAAAAGGGCACAACAGTAGACAAGATGCTGGGTGATGACCTTAAAGCCGTCAATGACATTTTGACAGTGCTTGAGCGAGGCAAGGCTAATCTTTCTCCAAGTGTCGTTCAACAGTTGCAAAGCAAGCCGCTTGGTCAAGCCTTGCAAGACTTACAAGCGGCAGAGGCGCGGCGTGCAGCGGTAGACAGCAATGTAATTCTGCGTACTTTGGAGTCTACTACAGATCCAGAAGTTATTGCACAAACGGTGTTCAGGAACCCCGCTTCAATTAGAGAAGCGCAAAAGTTTCTTGGTAACAGAACCACCAACGTCAACGGCAGAGAAGTGCCCACCATGGAGTTGGTGCGTGACGCCGCCATGGGCAGGGTTTTGAAACAAATTGGTGCCACGGTGGATGAGGGTGGACAGATTCGGATGACAGATGATTTCATTGAGTCGTTCAAATCTGGGAGGTTGGGAAGTAAACTTCAGTCTGTTTTGCGCTCTTATGGAGATGAAACGCTCAACTCGATGTTTGGGAAAGGGGCGGCTGAAGGACTTAACACCATGGCAGAAAACATGGTGCGTGCTTCTAACGCCGCGATTGCTGGCAAGGGTGGCCTTGCCGCACCTAACATTGCGTTAGGTTTAGGGATCTTTCAACTCATGGGCAACTTGACTACGGCACTTCCAACTGCGGTGTTATACGCGGGGATGTCAAAGGCTTTGCGTCAGCCGAAGGTGCTGCGAATGATGATGGCCTCTCGTCAGCCGAATAAGGTCAAAGACTTCTTATCCGGTAAGTTCAAGTCTAATGACCCGATTGCACAGGGTCTTCAAGTCTTTTGGCAAACTATGTCTGCGGCAACAGTTCAGGGTTCTAGAATGATTGTGGAACAAGGCGCAGAAGAGGCTAGACCCATCACAGAAGAAGCCAGACAACAACTTGCGCCAACAGTTAATCAAACATTGCAAGC